TTAAAGCACAACTAAATGAAATTAATGATTTGATGAATCCTCCGACAAAGAAACAACTTGAGAAGATGTCAGAGCTTGAGCAAGACCTAGTTGCACAATTAGCAGAAGGTTACTCACATCTTGGAAAGTTGCAGATACGTAGTTTACAAAAGTTTTTAGAACGTGCAGTTGGTGAATGTGCAAGTTATGTACAAGTTAAGAAAGCAGATCGTCAACCACGACCAGCCAAGGCAAAGACACCAGCACAAATGACTAGGAAGTTTAAGTATCTTAAGAAGTTTGAGGAACTTGGGTTAACTAGTATTAGCAGTGAGAAAATGGTTGGTGGAACTGAAGCATGGCTTTACAATACCAAAACACGTAAGTTAATATACGTAATTGCTGACGAAGTAATACAAACCTACAGTATAAAAAGCAACAGTGTAATTGGCTTTGATCCAAACAAGAGTGTGCAGAAAACATTGCGTAAACCAGCAGAGCAGATCAAAGAACTAATGAATGGTGGTAAGCCTAACAATAGAAAACAATTTGCCAGCATTAAATCAACTGAGATCAAGTATAACGGTCGTGGAAACGAACACGTGGTAATACTCAAGGCTTGGTGATCTTGCTAAATACTGTCAAGGATGGTATACATGGCAACTGAAACAATCGATCAAACATTAGATACACTCAAACAAGAAGCAATTGATTATGTTCAGCTTCAAATGGGAGTAGGTATCATTGATGTTGAATTAGATGCAGCTCATTATGAGAGTGCATATCAAAGAGCATTAGGTGTGTATCGTCAACGAGCAGAGAATGCGTTTGAAGAAAGTTACAACTTTTTAACTTTAGCAGATCATACAAACATCTATACATTACCAAGAGAAATCAAAACTGTTAGGCAAGTATTTAGACGTACTATTGGTTGGGACAATGGCGGCGAAGGCAGTGCATTTGAACCATTCAGTGCTGCGGCATTAAACACCTACTTGTTAAACGGTAATCAAATGGGCGGACTTGCAACATATGATTTCTATGCACAGTACGTTGAGCTAACTGCTAAAATGTTTGGTGGATTTCTCAATTACAATTACAACAGTGCAACCAATCAATTAACACTGATGCGTGATATCAAAGGATCTGGTGAAACTGTATTACTTTGGTGTTATAACTTGCGTCCAGAAGTACAATTACTCAGCGATTTCTCAACACAACAGTGGATGAGAGATTATATGGTAGGTAACTGTAAACTTATTGTTGGTGAAGCAAGAGAAAAATTTGCCACTATTGCTGGTCCACAAGGCGGTACTGCATTAAACGGTGCCCAGATGAAAGCCGAGGGCCAAGCAATTATGGATAAGATGGTTGAAGAACTAAAAAATTATGTTGATGGAAGTCAGCCTCTTACTTGGGTAATTGGTTAATGAGAGCATCAGAATTTATTACTGAACACGAAATGGTGTTCAGTCGAACAGGCAACAAACTGAAAACAAAATGGCGTTGCACTAGCGGACAAAGAAAAGGTCGTGTGGTAGGCAATGCCAAAGATTGCGATAGTCCTATAGATCAAAAGAAGCGAGCACAAATGAAAGTGACTCGTAAGACAAAAAGCAAAGTTGCCGCAAGAAAAGCCAAGAAGACCAAAAGAGTAAATCCAGCAAGTAGATTGTTAGGCATGCTTAACAAGTTGCGTAAAGGCAGTGTTAGCTCAGGCGGTAAAGTACAAAAAGCCTACAAGCCACCAAAGTCAAGCCTCAAAGGCACAATCAAACCAAGAAAAACAGTTAAAACAAGAAAATAGGTTGACACAGTTTCAAAATCTGTTATAATGATAATATAGATATTATTATAAATGGAGAACTAATATGGATCTGATGTTGGATATAGAGACAGTAGGTACCGGCCCTGATGCCTGTATTCTCACAATAGCCGCTCAAACATTTGATCCAACGGCGTTGGGTTACCTTCCTAAGGATTACTATGCACGAGTTGACATAGATAGCCAACCCAACAGAGAAGTAGATGATGCTACTGTTGAATGGTGGGCAACACAACCACAAGAAGCACAGGATGAAGCATTCGGTGAAGAAGGTCGTATACCACTAAAGCAAGCACTTGAAGAACTAAGCAAGTTGTGTTTTCATTGTAATCTTACATGGGCAAACGGAACAACGTTTGACATGGTTATATTGGAAAATGCATACAAGCAAGAACAATTACCAATACCTTGGCGTTTTTGGAATGTGCGTGATGCAAGAACAGTATACAGTTTGTATCCAGATTTACCCAAACCAAGAGCCAGTCACCATGCACTAGAAGATTGCAAACGTCAAATTGATCTATTGCAACAAACACTTCAGCATCTAGGCGTAACAAAACTAAAATGATTATAGGTATTTGTGGATTGATTGGAAGTGGCAAAGGCACTGTTGGCGACATACTTGTTGAACAAGGCTTTACCAAAGTAAGTTTTGCTGACAAACTTAAAGATGGTGTTGCAACTATCTTTGGTTGGAACAGAGCAATGTTAGAAGGCGACACTGATGAAAGTAGACAGTGGCGAGAAGTACAAGATAACTTTTGGACAGATGAAACAGGTAGAAAAATTACGCCAAGAATAGTGTTGCAAGAGTTTGGCACCGAGTGTATGCGAGATGGATTCGATGATAGCATCTGGGTTAGTTTACTTAAAAAACAAATGCTAGACACTCCAGGAGACTATGTTGTTCCTGATGTGCGTTTTCGCAACGAACAAGATATGATTAGAGAACTAGGTGGAGAAATCTGGCGTGTACAACGTGGAGATGTTCCTGAGTGGTATGGGTGTGCAATGTTAGATAACACAACAGGCGGCAACCTAATGGAATCCTATGATGTTCATGTCAGCGAATACAAATGGATTGATATGAACAACAAGTTCAATACAACCATCTACAACAACAGTACACTGGAACAACTTAAACAACTAGTCCTCAATGAGATCCCCAACTTTCCAAGGTAAATCTAATCTTGTAATTTCTACAGTGCAGTTTAAACATATACTTCTCAAGTTAGCAAGATTGCTATTTTTAAGATTACCGTCTATATGATAGACTAATATTTGTGCTCCGCTCTTGGCAATAAATCCGCAGCGATCACATGTTTTTTTCTTTCTGTAACCGTCTAATTGCCAACGAGGAACTGGCGGTTTCATCTTGCGATTTTTCCGTGTGCAACTATCACATCTAGTGCGATAGTGTTTCTTCTCTTCTCTAATATAGTTAACTGCTACAAAACGGCGGTTACAAGCATTGCAAATAGGTCTATCCATACGGATATTTAGTAAAGTAAACCTTTGCAAAGGGCAGTGTTACCGGCAGTATTTGATAGATTCTTATAAATATCATTAAGAGATTATATTTTAAAGGAAGTGAAAAACATGGCACTAACATCCCCGGGCGTAGAAGTTACGATAGTAGACGAAAGTAATTATCTTCCAGCCGCAACAAATTCAGTACCACTTGTTTTGATTGCAACTGCACAAAACAAAGTGAGCGGAGCAGGAGTAGGCGTTGCCGCCGGAACAACTGCAGCAAATGCAAACAAACCTTATTTGATTACATCACAAAGGGATTTAGCCGCAACATTTGGTACACCGTTCTTTTACAGTACTGCAGCTGGAACATCAATTAATGGTTATGAACTTAACGAATATGGACTGCTTGCAGCCTATTCAGTATTAGGTGTAAGCAATAGAGCATATGTGCAAAGAGCAGATATTGACCTAAGCGAACTTACTGCTACATTGGTACGTCCAACTGGAGATCCTGCTAACGGAGTATATTGGTTTGATACTGCAACATCAGCATATGGTGCATTTGAATGGTCAGCAACTACAGAAACGTTTACTGCCAAAACAGCAATAGTGATTACAGCAATAGCTGATTTAGTTGGCGGCGTTTCAAGTGGAGTTCCATTAGATTCAATTGGTAGCATAGGGGATTATGCAGTTAACACAACAAATACAAATAACCCTGTATACTTTAAGACACCTGGCAACACAGCAGCCAGTCTTACAGCTAATACATGGGTGTTAATTGGAAGTGATGCATGGAAGAATTCATGGCCAACTGTTATTGGAACTGCAACTAATCCAGTATTATCAACAGGACAAAGTATTATATTAAATGATACTACTGTTACACTTAATGGAACTACAATTGCATCAATGGCAGCTGATATTAATACTGCAGCAATTGCAGGTATCGTGTCCACAGTAGCAAATGGAAAAATACAAATATTTGTTGACTCAGCAGGATCAAATGATGGTTCAACTGATGATGGTAATGGTATTATGATGGCTGAAGCCGGATTGACAGGTACGTTGTTAGCAGATTTAGGTATTACTGTAAGTGGAGACAAACCGTATTATGCACCAGGTCTAAGTCAGGGTTACAACTATAACAACCCACCTTGGGCATCAACAAATGCAGAACCTCATCCAACAGGATCAGTTTGGTACAAACTAAACAATGTTAATTCAGGTGCAAATCTAGTTGTTAAGCAATATGCAGTAGCAACTGATACATTTACTACATTGAGTACACCAGTTTATGCTAACGATCAAAGTGCATTAAAAACACTAGATCCAGCAGGTGGTGGAGTAAATGTTCCAGCTGGTTCACTTTATGTACAGAACAATGTACAAGAGAACAACACCTACACCAGTAAGTTTCTAGAAAGATTTACAACTGGTGCAACACTGGTTTCTGGAACAGACACTGCTCCAGTTTTTGAAAATGCAGAAACATTTACAATACAAGCAAGTGCAAAGAACAGTAATACATTAACAACTGCGGTTACAGCCGTACTAGCAGGAACAACTGCCGCAGACTTTGTTGCAGCCTTTACAGGAGCAGACGTAGCAAACACAACTGCAAGAGTATTAGCAAGTGGTGCAGTACAAATTGAGCATACACTAGGTGGTGTACTTGTACTTAAAGACACAAGTGGTACTCCATTAGTAGATGCGGGTATTACTACTGCAATTACAACTGGTCAAGTCAGAGCAGGTAATAACAGTGATATAATTGCAAGCAACTGGATTCCATTAGGATTTGGTTCAACACCAGTTTACACTGCAAGCGGAACAGCACCAAGTATTGATCCAGTAGATGGAACATATTGGTACTACAGTGCAACTGATCAAGTTGATATTATGATTCAAAGTGGGGGCACATGGAAAGGTTACCAAAACGTAACTACTGACCAACGTGGTTATCCACTAGCAACTACTTCACCAAACGGTCCAATTATTGCCGCAACTGCTCCAACAAAGCAAAGCGACGATAGTGTATTGGTATATGGTGACTTATGGATTTCAACTGCAGA